AAACTGGTGTTATACTATCTATTAGTACATCTACAGTATCTATAGTATTTTCTAATCTTGCAAATAGATTAACATCCATATCTGGGAAGTATTCAACATAAGCTCCAGTACCAGTGTTTGTACTATTTTGAACATTAATAGTTGCTGTTGCCCATGAAGTAGAATTTAATGTTACTTGATTACCTATTGATTCAAAGTCTTCATATTGAAAAGAGCCAATTGTAAACAGTGTACTAGATTTAGTACCAGGTACTATTTTATATCTTACTTGAATCGATGTTAATTTCTGTGCACCAGATCTTGTATTAAAAGACATAAATACAGGACTGAATGCTATGTCACCATAACTAACATTTTTTGTTTTCCTAATTTGTAAACAACTATCTCCAGTTTCTTGATCTACAAGATTTTGTTTAATGAAAACACCTGGAGTAAAACTATTCCATATTCCATTATCATCTTCAAAAGTTACCGGTACAGGTGCATTATAGTCTGCATTTGTTGCAGACCATGAATAATCATTAAGCTCTTCACCTGTAGGTAATTTAAAATAACCTGGCATTGGAAGCTTGTTATTGTTTATTGGGAATAAAGGCATTTCATTAGTATTACCATTCCTTACTACGTTAAGAGAGTCAGCGTATATGTTACCAGTACCTTGCATTATACCATTCAATCTAGCATAACCTGAAGTTATTTGTGCATCATCTATACCCATTATGCTTACATCTCCTTTAATCTCTACGTTATTAGCATTACTCCATAACTGAGCAACTCCAAATGTAGCCTGTTTAGCTGAGTACATTAAGAGTCCTCCATTAACTACTCCGGTACTACGACCATCAAAAAGTCTATCTCTATTTGCACTACAGAATAATTTTATAGGACTCTTAAAATCATCTTGATTACCACCATATCCATAGTTATCTGCAGCAGATGATGGGAAGAAACCACTACAATCAGTCATATAAATGTTTGTTACTGCTTCAGCATTAGGTCCTTTAAATCCTTGATAAGATGCTACTGGATTTGCAGTAATTATATGCAGGTTTTGTACTTGTGCATATTTACCAAAGCCTCCTTCAATAGGCCTTTGCCATCTAGCAAATCCAAAGTTTTTAAATAGAGGTGTATTAACATCACGTGTACTTCCTCCATTAAAACTAAACTTAGTTCCACTATAACTACCAGCACTTGTTGTATTTGTAAAAAATGTTAAACCTACAACTGAAGTAAATGTAGCATCATAACCACCTTCAATTGTAACTCCTGTTATATTTTCATTAATACCAGTTTCTGCAGTATTACTAATAATTTGATCATTTATTTTAGTAATGGTCATATTAGTAGTTGCTTGGTTTGGAAACATAAAGTAACCTCTAGTAGTAATCGTAGTACTAGTTATTGCAACAACCTGATCTAACATCCATCCATTGAATTCAGGTCCATCTGACATATTAGGATTGAATCTAAATACATCATTAACTGCTAACTGTGAAGTTAGGTCTACAGATGTATTAATTGTATTAGTTCTATTAGAAGATGCTGGTTGTGCAGCAGTATCTATATCTGTGAAAGTACTACCTGCAACTTTAACTACATCTCCAGTAACAACTGGAGGAGTTGCGAGTGCATGTTTGATTGATGCCCATGGACTTCCTGTGCTACCATCTCCGGTAACATCAGAACCTGTTAAATAATTTACGTGATAATTAGCCATTGAGTTCTTGTATTTTTAAATGAGTAAGTTCATCTACTTCTTCTAAAGATAATCCTTCGATATCATAAGTGTAGAATGTTGTTTCTGTTCCATGTGGTGGCTCTTCATTAATTACCCTTTTTTCAATTACAAGGTTAAATCTTTGAACGCCATCCACAACTAATCCTGTATCTACAACACTTGCGTAGTAAGGGTCTTCTGTATAATTGTAATCCATATTTAGTTAGTTATTTGTTTTGTTGCAAATTTACCAGTTGCAAATGCTGCTCTAGTTGTTGGGTTTTCTACTGTAGTATAAAACTTACCTGTTGCAAATTCTGTTATAGGTGCAGGAGGTGTAGGTGGTGTTACAGTAACAGTAATGTAATCTGGAACTGATTTAGTATCATTACCATCTGCATTAGTAACTGTTAAACTAACATCATAATCTCCAGGAGTATTATATGTTATTAATGGATTTTGTAATGTACTAGTTGCCGGCGTTCCACCTTCAAATTGCCAAGACCATTGAGTAATAGCAGGACCGCCTGCTGGAACTGTAGAAGTATCAGTAAATTGTACATCACCTTTTTCAACAACTTCAGTTACATCCGATGTAAAGTTAGCAACTGGTGGTACTGGTGGTGGACCTGAACAAGCAGAGTCTGCGATTGCATACCACCAACTTCCATTAAGAGGTTGTGTTATTCCTAAGTTATCTGCTAAGGCTATAACCCACGAACCATAAACTGGAGTGGTAACACCATTAGCTAAACAGAGAGCCTGTAACCAACTATTATTTACTGGACTTGTTTGCCCTAAGTAAATAGCAGCTGCGCTGACCCATGTACCTCCAGTTGGTTCTGTAATAGCACCACCTGAAATACACTGAGCATAGTCTTTTGTTACTGAATTAATATCCATATAATTTTAAATATAATTTAAATACTAGTTGTTTCCTTTTAGCTTGCTAACAGCATCTATTGCTCCTTGCGTACCGATGTAAACTGTTGCAATAACAACCCAATCAGCCGACGTTAAGTCGCCAAAGACTGCAAGTAATGTAGCTATAACGAAAACAAATAGTTTCTTACTTACCCAAGTTTTTAGTTTTTTGTCTACTATTCCCATTTTTTGATAAGTATATTTTTAGTTTACTTATGTTCTTCTTAGTCGCCATGGACTGTTGTGGAAGGACCACAGTCTGAACATTCTCCGTATTTTTCTTCATAGTATGATAAATTTGATCTGCCTGTTACTAAGCCTGCAAAGTATGGATTTCTTTTATCCGGCATCATTCCATCTGTACCAGGATTCTGATATTCTGGGAATAGATTAGGATTATCCATAAAGTATTTAGTTAATCGCTTAGAATAGAATTCTGCTGTATCTAAAGTACTCTGTCTTAAATATTTTAGTTCATCTAATGTAGTAGGCGAAGTCTCTTCTGACGTGCCATTCAGGATCCCCTGATTAGCTATCTTATACTTAATGCTTGGTAACATTAGATAGAGTGCATACTGCATTAGAGTAGGTCCTACGTAATCATTAAGTAGTAACTGCTCATTAGCATTTAAGTCTGCTGCAATAACACCAGCCTTTAGTCTATCAAATAATTTAGTACCTAAAACATTCTGTAAATAAATGTCTTGAGCCTGTAATATATGTGGTGTGATCTCATTTAGTCTAACATTGTCATCTAACTGAGTCCACTGTTTTAATCTTTGTTCTGATACAAGTAGTGCTGTTTGTGCCATATTATACGTCTGCTATATTTGTTATGTCTTCTTCTAATGCCGGATCGTCTTCGTCAGTTCCAATAATCATCGGTACTGGCTCTACTTCTAATTTAACATTGTAACCAGCTAAATTAAGAATGTAACCATACGTATTAAGAATTTTAGTTTGTTTAGGTCTTACAACTGTATTCATAAAATGTGAATAACTTGTAATAATTTCATCTGAGTTAGATGAGAAACCTGCACCGTCTTTAATACCTAAAAGTAGAGGAGAAGTAATACGGTGTGCAGTAAGGATTCGTGACGTGATTCTTTGCTCAAGGGTAAGATAGTAATCATCATTTGCATTCTCGATTGGTGTCACTTGCAACTCTTTTCCTGGCTCAGAGAAAGCCAAGAAGAATCTACCCGCATTCTCTTCTCCACTAAATGTGTCTTCTATTTCTCTGTAAATATCTCTACGTTCTTCTGGGTTTGGTATACCATTTCTGAATTGTACGAACATACTTGGTGCAAGTCCGTTTGAAATGTTTGCGTTATGAAACCTTGACACTCTTGCATCAAGCTGAATGTCATTAACACCACCAATATAAGCCGGTAAAGGATAGATCTCCTGACCTGGGTTATAGTTCTTACAATAGTAGATTTGGCTTGCACTATCTTTTTTAGTATCTGTTGGATCAAAGCTTTTATATTCTACTGGTTTATATTTTCTAATTTGTGACCAATCCGATGAATAGAAGTAACTGTGTACTTTATCTTCTTCATCTGGTTTAGCACTTCTTACATTAGCAAATGGTAAGTGGTAAATTTCAGCGATTCTTGTTCCTTCTTTATTCCAGATTAAGTTAAGTGCATAACCTCCGAATAGAGTATAATCTAAACTAATCTTTTCAAAGACATCATTAATAGTCTCGCCTTCTACATTAATATACTCACCACCATAAGTACTTATACCTTCACCGTAGATACCGTCTCTAATGGCATCTATACAAGTGTGGTTCATTGCTGACGTATCATATAATGTGATTAATTCTTGTGGAAACAAGTTATCAGCACCAAATTTGATATAGTCTTTTCCTCTTTGTTCTTGGATTACTGGTAAGTCTAAGGCCTCAAACTTGCTACCTTTAATACTGTATAATCCTTCTGGGTTTGTGTTTCTCATATTATTTCTTAATATTCTGGTCTATAGTAGACTTCTGCGTCTCTTTGTTCGTTATTACTTATATATTCAACTTCTCCGACGTCTCCTCCGGGTACTGTAATTAGCTTAATAATATCAGAATAAGGTCCTAATGTCCATGTATAGAAGCCATTTGCATGTTTATTTTGAAAACCTGCTGGTAAATCTACTGTAAATTGAGCATATCTACTGTTTTGTGTGTCAATAAACCAATCACCTGCAGCAACTGTAGCTACAATATCTTGTGAATATTGCGATTTTAATTGAAAATCCCAAGCAATATTTAGTTCTCCTTCAGGATTATTGATATAAATTGTAGCTTGTTCTTCGGTTATTGTAGTTGTCATATGAATAAATATGTTTCTATAACTAAATATAAAAACAAGATGAGTTGTGGGAGATACATATTGCATGCAGAAACATGTAAAATACGGTGCATTTGAGTGCAAAAGGCTACACGAACTAGCAGGATTGCAAGATCCACTAGTAATCGAGTATATGAAACGCATAAATGAGATAGATTGGACTGATTATGAGCTCTGGACTCATGGTAGTATACTAAATAATTCAACTGCAAAGGATTTGGATCTAACTATTATAGGTCCTAATGTACCTCACCGTATTAATTATTTACTAAAAAGATGTGTTAAGATTGGTTTTGATCTATTTATGCAAGTAGATATTAAGTACTTAGTTAAGGGTAAGCTCTATAATCATAAGACTGGAATTGCTCGTAAACAATTATTAGCACACTATAAACCTGAGATTTGGATTAATGGTATGACATATAAATATGCACATGAGCAAGATGGCTTATGGGTTAGTGAACGTCAATATCCAATGACTAAATCTCAATACTCACCCTATCCACCTAAACAATTGATATAAAAAAAGGGCTGCATTTCTGCAACCCTTTTTCATTTATATAGATGTAGAATTATGCTTCTACGATAGAGCCTGTAACTTCGAATGAAGGAGCTTCCTCCATACCTGAAATTGTAAGTTCGTACCCATTTCTATCACCATAAGCAACACCACTAAGTGATGAGCCTGCTGTCATGAATGCACCTCTTTGAACACCAACAGAAAAATACTTGTCGTTGTTGTCCTTGAATACAACTACCATATCAGTAGCTTGAGCCATCAATAAAATCTGATCTCTCTTTGCTGCTTCCATTTTGTTGAATATCATTGTAAGAGCTTGGTCGTAATATACCGTACCATTCTCTTGAGATACATTGATAGTTTCAGTGAATGAACTAGTTTGACGTGGAACCTCAAATTCAAAAAAGTCACTAGGCGCTAATGCTGAACCACCAACAGTAATTGCTGTGATAGTTCCTGCGGATTCAGTGATAGATTCAACTGCACCGTTAGCGATGAATACCTTATCGATACCACCGTTAGAGTCGTTACAATCTAAAGTAAATCCTGCTGTTAAATTAGAACATGCCATAGTTTATCTTTTTGTTTTTTTTAGGTTAATTACGCCAAGTCGTTAGTTCCGAATTGGTTTACTTGTGATACTGCAACTCCTAATCTCCACTTAGCGATGAATTTCACTACGTCTTGACCTTTGTCAAAGAAGAATTGTACTGTTGAAGCGTCATCTTCAAGACCTGTTCCAGCTACGATCATTCCTGCAGGACCTGCAGCTACGTAATCTGATCCAGTTAAACCTGAAGTTTTTACTACTGTGATGTTAGCACCAGGTAGTTCGAAAGAACGACCATCACCTTGATCATAGTGGT